AGACCCACAACGAGAAGCACCTTGCTTATGGCGACTCGTGGAAGCGTCGCGGTGAGATGTTGGGCATCCTGGCCAACATCGCCCGGAAAGTCGATCGTTTGGGAGGCAGCGAGACCTCCGACGAGACCTCTGCTGACACCGCGATGGACCTAATGGTGTACCTGGCGAAGTATAAGACGTGGATCTTGGATCAGAGGATGTTCCAAGATCAGGCTGCTCCGGTTCCTGGTGTTCTCAGCGACACACCGGACGCCGCAAACGAGATCCTCCTAAGCATCGACGGTCAGCCCTATCGTGAGGTCCAGATGCCTTCACAGCGAGACCAGGAAGCGCGTCTTCGTCTGGAGTTCAACGTCCTCGAATCTAACATCACCAAGAATCGTGGATCCCGGTCCCAGACCGTGGACTCAATGCTCCGGAACGCTTACCTCCTCGCCCGCTATCTCTGGGAGACCCGCTCAGTGAGCGACGAGTACCGTGGTGCAGATGTCGATTGACTGGCGTCTCCCTGAGCATCGCCGGGAGGCTTTTCAACGACAATACACATTTTCACTTCGCCATAAGTCCTTCCCCGGCATGGTGTACTCGATGCTGCCTGCGATCGCTGAGGCCTACGACCTAGATGATGACGGGCGAGCGTGGCTGGTGTGGCTAAACGGTAACACTCAGAACGTCGTTAGCTCTCTCCTGCTCCTCGAGGCCGCTCCAGACGCATCCCGATGGCGGGACGCAGTTGACTTCTGGAACGAACACTTTAAGCAGCTCGAGTGGGACACAGACCGACGCCACCAGAAGAGCAAGTTCGGCGTGGCGACGGAAGACTGGGCCATGGACTTCGCCGGGTCGTCTGGCTGGGCAGAAGCCTCCATGTTTGGGTGGGAAGACTGCTGGAAGTTCTCCAAGTCCCAGCCCTATATGGGTCGCCTGTCGGCCTGGTCCATGATGGAGTACGCACGGATCCTTCTTCCCGGCATCCCGGACATCGGGTCGTGGATGCTCGAGGACAAGTCCGGCTCCCAGTCCCACCGCAACGGGCTGGCCTTCGTTAAGGGCTATGACTCGGTCTACTGGGAAGCCGACACCGCCGACATGCTCGGGATCGTTGAGGAGCTAGACACGTTCGGGGACGATCTGCTCGCCGAGGCTCGAGGGAGGAACTACATCCTGGGGGAGGACTATCTCATGACCGGGACCGACGTAGACGACATTCCTAACCTCAACGTCTCCTACCTCACGATGGAGTCGGCGCTCTGCACCTACAAGTCCTGGCACAAGCCGAACCGACGCTATCCGAATTGCTACGCCGACATGATGTACAACCGCATCAAGAAAGCAGAGACTCGCTTCGGCCGGACGTTCGATCTCCTCTGGGATATCAGGCAACGTGACCTCCCAGTCTACCTCCGTCTGGAAGATTGCGAGTACGACCAAGGTCTTGCTCCCGTGAAGCAGAACTGGTACCGAGAGACGGGAGAGATCCCTCTCCTCTGGCACGAGTTCCCAGACATGGAAATAAGTGGATACGAACTCAAGTCCCAGATGGGTGGAGAGTACGGACTGAGGAAGGATCCGTCATGGGCTTCCGCAGTCTGAAGAGCGAACATCCCGCAGTGGCGTATGAGATCGGGGTTGTCCTCTGCAACGCATGCAAAGCTCCGCTCGAACACGAGGTGTTCACAGACAGCACCGAGTTCCTCCGCTGCCCCCAAGACATCCTTCACACCATCAGGGGACACCAATCCGCTGCTAACTATGCCATGGAGTGCTGTGACGATGACGATCTCGTCGACTGACCTCACTCCGTGGGAACTGCGCAACGGTCGCTGGTACAAGAGGGAAGACCTCTACCGGAACGGCTACGGAGTCAACGGTGCGAAGTACCGGGCGTGTCGGCACATGATGGTTCAGGCGATCGTCAACGGGTATGACCACGTCGTATCTGCCCAATCTGTCCTCAGCCCACAGTCTCCTATCGTGGCGACTCTCGCCGAAGAGCTGGGGATGGGATGCACTCTCGTCATCGGCGCGAGCAAGCTGGAGTCGGCGATGAAGCACCCGACCATCCGGATAGCAGTGGAGGCCGGGGCTATGCTCGACACGACCTGTCGCGTGGCCTACAACGGCGTCATCCAGCCGTACGCGAAACGGCTTGCTGAGAGCCTCGGAGCGTGGCAGCTCCCCTATGCCATATCCATGCCTGACGACGCCTCGGAGACGGAGCTCCAGGCATTCCTCGAGGTGAGTGGGGCTCAGGTCGCCAACCTGCCCGACGAGCTCAAGACCCTGGTAATCCCGTTCGGCTCGGGCAACACCACCGCCGGGGTCCTCTACGGGCTAAGCAGGTTCGGCTGGAACACTCGGCTGGAGCGATTCGTCCTGGTCGGGGTCGGGCCAGACAGGTCGGACTGGCTGCGGCATCGCCTGGACGTCGCAGGAGCCACTGAGATCTACAACCAACTCCAGATCGACGTCATGCCCCTGCACCCCTGGTTCGCCGAATACGGAGACAAGATGCCGGAGACGGTTGACGACATCGTCATGCATCCGACATATGAGGGGAAGGTGGCTCGATTCCTCAACGGGTCGAAGCTGGACTGGTGGCACAACAGGGACAGGACGACCGGTCTGTGGATCGTAGGAGGTCCGATCGTATGAGCGAGAATCGTTTGAACGCGGCGTTGACTACAAGGGTGAAGAAAAGCACCCACCAAGACTTCCGGAACCTGGCATTGAAGCGAGGGTTGTCAGCAAACCAATACCTCAAGCTCCTCGTTCTTCGTGAGATTGGGATCACTCCTGTCGACAACGCTTCCCAGAAAGAACTTCAAGAGTTTCTCAGGGGTCGTTGATGACCAAGTCTGTCTACATCATCGGTGGAGCTGGCACTGGGAAGTCCACGTTCATGGACCAGATCCTCAGGGGGATCGGCGCAAGAATGGGTCCGCTTCACGATCTTCATTCTCTCCGAAACGCCAAGGCTCTTGTCACTCTACGCGGACACGCAGTGCTTCACGAGCGAGGGATGGAAGGTCTCTACCTCGGATGCATGCGAGATGAGTTTCCCGGCAGTGATGGTCTGGACCGCGCCAGCTCTCCTGTCGGTGAGGCTTGGCTTCAGGCCGGAGACCTTCCCTCGTTCATCATCTCGGAAGGTGCGACCCTCGCCACACGTCGGTTCCTGACTGCTCTCCACGAGCACACAGACCTCCTCCTGGTCTACCTCAAGGCAGACGACTTCGTGAAAGAGCTTCGATTCGCGGAACGTGGGTCAAACCAGAAGCCGGAGTTCGTCCTCGCGACTGCAACCCGGAGTGAGAACCTCTGGAACGACATGGGGAAGCTCGGCGTGAATGGGCTCAGTTGCGACACCGAGTATCCTCACGCCTGGGAGAACGTGAAGAGCGGCGTGATCGAGTTTCTCTCGAGTTGAGCACACCTTCCCCACTATACGGAACGATACTACGGAATCGTCCGGAACGCTACCCCCAAAAAGTTTTTCTCCATATCACTAGTAATCTGGGGAAGCGTCCGCTATCGTTCTACGTATGAGGTTCAACCGGGAACCTCGAAGAACCGAAGGAACCCAGATGAACACCAACGAAGCCATCGCCAAGATGACCGCCAAGGGAATTGAAACCATGACCGCTGTTGGTCGGGGCCAGCTTTCCTTCTTCGACGACGGCATCGTCGAGGGAAGCGGCATCTGGGGTGAGTGCCTCGTCTCCGAGATGGGCCACAAGTCTTCCGGCGTCATTAACCGACTCCGCGACCTCGGCCTCTGGGTCTTCACCGACTCGGACGAGGACCCCAGCGGCTGGTGGTCACTCACCGCTCTCGGAGCCGACGTCGCAAATGAACTCGGCAAGGTCGTCGAGGAGCCGGTCGTTAAGGACCGCGAGCCCACCGTCAAGGTCGGCGCCAAGTGGACCTACATCTACGCCGCCGACGGCAGCCTCATCGCCGAGGTTCGCAACGACCAGTACGAGCTGGTGAAGTCCCTCATCTGATCCAGAACCCCGGAGGGGGATCGACCTCCTCCGGGTAAAGAGTTCTCCACACCACTAGTAATCCGACCGGAAGTACGGTATACTGAAGTGGGTGGACTGTTTTCTCAGATTCATCTTCAATCAGAAGGAACCGATCATGACCAACCGCCGAACCTCCACCTACAAGGTCTCCGTTGAAGGAGACGACAACACCCTGCGAGAGATGCTGAAAGATCTCCCCGTCAGTCTCTATTCCCACGGAGTGTTCGATGGCCGTGCCTTTGTCCAATTCCGTGTAGCGGATGACGAGACAGCTCTAGCTGTGGCTTCTGTAACATCCGGGCACCGAGACTTCGTCCTGGAGACAGGCTACGGAGTGCATCAGCGGACGGTTGTGGTGTAGGATGGTCGCCATGCTTGCAAAAGAGAAGTGGCAAATCGCGACCATCGCTGTGCTCGAGGAAGTCTTCGAAGAGCGCTGCCGTCAGGTCGCTCGGTACGGCATGAACGAGAAGCTGTACGACGGCACAGGTCCGGACGTCCGCTGGATACCGGGAGACATCTCTCCGGCAGGGGAGATCGAAGCGATCTTCCGCGTTGACTACGAGTCCTTCGAGAAGGAGACCGGCGCACCTACCTGGCTCCACCTCGTTCGGGAAGAGATCGCTGAGGCGTTCATGGAGAGCGATCCCGTCCTTCTCGAGGGCGAGCTGGTCCAGGTAGCTGCTCTGTGCACCAGTTGGATCGAGAGGCTGCGAGAGCGCGGATCTCGTCCGCTGCCAGAGTCGCCCAACAACCGAACAGAAGAACTCGTCTAAAGAAGTTCTCCATACCCCTAGTAATCTGTTCTAGGGTGTGCTATCGTTCTACGTGTGGGGCTCGCCGGGAGCCCCAGCGAACCGGAGGAATCATGAAAGAGTTCTACCGAGGCTACACCATCGTCCTGGTGGACGGGTTGTTTGACGTCTTCGACATCTTCGACATCTTCGACACCCGCACTGAAGAACTCATCGACGATGCTCCCACTCTCGAGGACGCCAAGTCCAAGATCGACCAGTGGACTGAGGGGAGCGTCCGCTGATGGCCGCAGGATCTCTCACCGCCAAGTTGACCGCTGCTGGATGGCGGCGGAACGATGAACCATGGGAAGAGCAGTTCGGTCCGGGGGAATGCACCGACGAGTTCGGTTGCATCCTTCCCGGTCGCTGGACTCACGAGTTCGTCCAGGGTGAATACTGCGCCCGGCACGCAGCCGTGGCTTCCCGCAACAGGAGATGGTTCTGATGGCGCGTACCCAGTACGAGACGAAGAAGATCTCCTCGGCACGCATGGCGGAGATCGAGGCAGCCAACGCCATCTGCGAGCAGTACGCCACGCAGGGACTCGTCCTGACCCTCCGGCAGCTCTACTACCAGTTCGTCGCTCGCGGCCTCGTTCCGAACGAGCAGAAGGAGTACGACCGCCTCGGCGACATCTGCCGTGACGCCCGGATGGCAGGACTCATGGACTGGGACTACCTCATCGACCGGACTCGGAACCTCGCGTCTTGGAAGACCTACCGAGGTCCACAGGAAGCTCTCACCGAGCTGGCGAAGAAGTACCATCGCGATCTGTGGGCTCCCCAGAAGAAGAGGCTCGAGGTCTGGATCGAGAAGGACGCTGCCATCGGTGTCGTCGAGTCGGTTTGCTCCGCCAACTCCGTCCCCTACTTCTCTTGCCGAGGGTACACCTCGATGTCGGAGATGCACGAGGCCGCACAGCGGATCCGCTGGCACATCGAAGCTGGTGAGCAGGTCACCATCCTTCACATCGGTGACCACGACCCGTCCGGCCTAGACATGAGCCGCGACATCGAGGATCGGCTCCGCACTTTCATCTCCCGCGATTGGGCTGGCCTGCACATGGGACCAGGAAACTGGACCCGAGGGGACCTCCGCTTCAGCATGGCTGCCCACATGAGGGAGAAGGGAAACACGTCCGTTGTCGAGAAGCCCTGGTCAATCAAGCGAATCGCTCTCAACGTCGACCAGATCAACCAGTACCAGCCTCCTCCGAACTACGTCAAAAAGACAGACGTCCGCTGGCGTCGGTACTTCGAGGAGACAGGGCTAGAGGTCTCGTACGAGCTGGACGCTCTGGAGCCCAGCGTGATGCAAGAACTCCTCCAGGACGCGATCGACCAGCACCGCAACGACGACGTCTGGGCCGAGGAAGAGTTCCAGATGGAGACCGAGCGAAAGACCCTCACCTCCATCAAGAACTGGTGGGACGATGTCGCCACCTTCGTGAACCAGAAGGGGAAGAAGTCATGACCGACGACGAGAGCCTCCTGGCTAGCGACAGGAAGGTAGACCGAATCGGGAAGATGCTCCTTCAAGCCGAAGGCGAACGAGCTCTTGGGAATGAAGAAGCGGCAGACAACATGATGGAACAGGTCCTGGGTCTGAGTCAGGCGTACTCGATCGACCTGGCTGTTGCTCGTGCGCGCCAGCTCGACCGCACAAAAATCGAGACTCCAGAACGTCGGTCGTACAAGGTTGGGGAATACGGTCTCAAGGGGAAGAACGCTCACTTCGCCGACCTCATGATCGCCATCTGCGACGCCAACGACATCGAGGTCACTATCTCTCACTCAGCCGTGAACGTCTTCGGGACGGGGATGCCTTCCGACCTCGACATGGCCGAGCGTCTGTTCGCGATCCTCTCGGTCCAGATGGTCCAGGAGGCCGACGCTGGACTCAAGCGAGGCGACAACTACGAAATGCGTCTCGAGCCGAAGAGGGTCCGCGTCGAGATCTCCGAGGAAGACCGAGCCTGGGGCCAACACGACGGATCTGACTCCTATGGGGAGAGCTGCTACTACGACGAGCGAGACGAAGAGCTAGAGGATGGGCTCCGCAGCCGGTACAACGTCAACACAAGTTACCTCGAGTTGGTCAAGTCCTATCCTCCCCCGAAGTTTAAGAACGTCGAGACCGGTGAGTACGAGGAGAAGCTCGTCTCAGTCTCCGACGGTCGGGTGTGGCGCGTGAACTTCTACCAGGGCTTCGTGAACCGGACGCGCTCCCGTCTCCGGGAGGCGAAGAGGCTTGCCCTGAAGGATGCAGGTATCGACGTCGGCAGCAGGTCTGATGATCGGGCTCTGGCTCTCCGGGACAAGACCAAGGAGGTTCGCGAGGTCTTCGAAGAGAACGAGAGGTTCGTTCTGGCAAGCGGTCGGACCTACGGCGGGGCACAGGTGAGCCGCCACGACTACAACGGTCAGACAGCCGGAGACGAAGCTGGGCAGCGAGCTGTCCTCGGCAACGAGCGAGTAGTCGAGTAAATAGTTCTCCATATCACTAGCGTTCTCCCCCGAACAAGAGTATCGTTCTTTCTGTGGAGCTCACCGAGAGCTCCGGAACCGAGGAACCGAGATGTCCGTCACAACTGTCAAGGGCTGGAAGCTCGGGCACCGCACCATCGGCACGGCCGAAGAGATGGGCTGCGACACAGATGGCGGCAAGTGGGTTGTGATCTGCGAGAAGCACGACACCCTCATCAACGTCGACACCCTCGAGATTGCGTGGACTGTCGCGACATTCGAGTTCTGCGAACGACTGCGAAGTGAAAGGAACCGGAACATGACAAACACCATGGCGTGGGACCAACTCGGGGCCACCCTCACAGAATCTCTCGATGCCGGACAGGCGATGAAAGAGGGGAAGCTCGCCGGATGGAACGTCCGGAAGGTTCCTCTCGTCGCCCAGGTGGGGAAGAAGCAGATCCCCGTCCCCGGCCGATTCGCGACCGTCCGCAACAACCCGATCAAGCGATCCCAGATCGACATCCTTGGAGACGTCGGGGCCAACTACAACATCATCCAGAACGAGAACCACGAGGCTCTCCTCAACGCTCTTGTCGATGAGTCTGGCGCAACCCTCGACTATGCCGGTGACCTCGGCACGGACGGACGTCAGGTCTTCATCGTCATGAAGCTCCCCGGCCACATCAACGTCGGTGGATCAGACCCTGTCGAGAACTACCTCGCCGCGATCAACAGCCACGACGGTTCCATGTCGTTCACCTTGATGGTGACACCTGTTCGGTTCGATTGCAAGAACGTCCTCAACTGCGCGTTCCAGAACGCCTCTCACATGTTCCGTGTCCGGCATACGTCCGGCGCTGAGGCAGCTCTCCATCGGCAGGCCAGGGAAGCTCTGGACTTCACGTTCAACTACCTGGACGTCTTCCAGAAGGACGCGGAGC